TTAAAAGAAGGAGCAAATAATGATATTTGATTTTATATTATATTTTTTATTGATATTTAGCTTTGTGATGTTTTGGGATTCACTATTAAACATAATACAAGTTTATTGGAAGGAGTGGACCAATGAATAATTTAGTTAGTTCTGATATGCCAATAGAAAAAAGAATGGCATCTGATGAAGTTGAAAAGAAGTTTGAAAATTGGTTTTTTAACAAAAACAGAGAAAGTGATGACTTTTGTTTTAAGTATGGATTAGATTGGAATAATACACAAGGCAAGAATGTTAAAAACTTAAAAGGAATAATATTAAATACTCCTGATTATATATGTTACAATGCTAATCAGAATATGTATTATTTTACAGAAGTCAAACATTGTGGCAAGTTTTTACATTTAAAGCATGAACACTTTAAAAACTATAAAAGCTGGACAAAAGTGTATGATTTAAGATTTTGGATATATAATAAGTCTTTTGTAAGTCCAACTGCTCTTGTTTTAGAAGAAACAATAGTTCAAATAAGACTTTGTGATTTAGAAGATTTAATAAATAAAAATGATTACAAGGTCACTACTTGGTGTGAAAAGAAAAAAAACCCAAATGATTGTAAAAAACTAATGTGGGAAATACCTTTTTGGGACATTTATGAGAGTATGTAGAACTTGCAAAAAAGAGATACAGAAAAAGAACTTAATAAGAAATTCTGCTTATGGTGGTTATCAGAACATTTGCAGACCTTGCAAGTCAGCAGAATCAAGGAAGTATGCTTTAAAGAAAAGAGAACTGTTAAGAAAAAGTCAATATAGGAGTTACTGGAGTGATGAAGAATAAAAACAAAGAAATAAACAAAAGTGTTCAATTATCAAGAGCAACACATCAAAAAATAAGAATGTATTGTGCATTAAATGATAGAACAATATCAGGTATAGTTGATGAAGCAATTAACAATTATATAAACACAAATACTAATAAAAGTTAAAAAAAATAAAAAAAGTGTTGTTTTATATTATTATAATATTATATATTATGTTATTGGTTAAGTGAGTTAATCAATTTATAATAAAAAAACAATGGAGAAACAATGGCAAAAACATTAAAATTAGATTCACAAACTGGTTATAAAATATATAGTAAAGTAATGCATGATTATTTTTGTGACAAAATTGATAAAAAAGAAATTGTAAATACTTATGATTTTAAACCTTTGAAAGAAAATTATGATGGTGAGTTATTGAAAGATAATCAATGGGCAGCAAAAGATTTAGATAAAATTGGTGGAACAAAATATGAATCTTTGCCATTGCTTGGTGCAGGAACTTATAGTAATAGTTTTTCTGATGTATCTTTAGTTGCAGGTAATATGATTGCATATAGGATTAATGACCATCAATCTTGTGGTAAAAATGGTGTGCTAAGAAAAGGTGTAATTACAAAAGTTAAAGAAGATTATAATAAGGTTTTTTATGGTCATAAAGGTGGTCCTTTATATGTGCAATATACAAGAAAATATTTTGTTAGAAGATTATTTAAAAATGATAAATTAACTAACATTTTTGAGGAATATACATTTAAAATGACAAAAAATATAAAAGTTGATTTAGATTTACTTGATAAGAATGCTGAAAAATATTCTATGATGTTAGAAGTAACACCTTTTATGTTAGAAATGCCTAAAATGAGCATTTATGATAAGTTAGAACCAAAGTTGACAAAAGAACATGTATTAAAATGTCAAGAGTATAACAGCATATATGATGAGATTAGAAAATTATTTATTGCAGAAAGAAAAGCAACAAAAAACAGCAAGGGATAGTAGTGATAACAAAAGGAGAAACAGACATGGCAAAAAGGTTCATAACAACATCTATGTGGGAAAAACCTAATTGGAGAAAACTTCCAGTTAGATTAAAAGTAGTATGGTTTTATTTAATTAGTAAATGTAATCATGCTGGAATATGGGAGTGTGATATTGATTTACTATCATTTCAAATAGGTGAAGATTATACATTAGATGAAATAATGGAAGCATTTGGTTCACAAATAGTAGAATTAGGTGATAATAAATTTTTCTTATCTAAATATATTAGTTTTCAATATGGAGTGTTAAATCCTTCAGTAAGGGTTCATCAGTCAGTTATTAAACTGTTAAAGAAATATAATATACAGTATGAATACTCTGAACTAAGTGTTAAAGATAAAGATATAGATAAGGTTAAAGATGTAGATACTAAAAAGAAAGAATTTGCAAAAAGAGTAGAAAAAGAAGTTATTAATATGAAGTTAGACCCTGTTATGATTAAGGAGTTCATAGAATACTGGACAGAACACAATGATGGTGGGCATGTTTTAAGGTATCAACAACAAAGCATATTTAATGTAAGAAAAAGAATGTCTACTTGGGTTAAGAATAGTAAGAAATTTAACACTAACATGAAGTTTCAATCTGCAAGTGATGAAGATATTGCTAAAAGAGAAGCAAGAATAGAAGCAGAATACCAAGAGCAACAAAAAAGATTTAAACAAGCAGATAATAACACAGCATCTGATGAAGAAAGAAAAAAAGAATTGGGATTATTATAAAACCTATGGCTGTCTATCAAGCATATACTATCCCTATATGTTTCTCCAACTCACACTATATAGGCAGCCATAACCTTTAATTATGAAGATAAGAATAGATAACTGCATAGCACAGAAAAGACACAGATTTGCAAGAGGATTTGTTTATGACCCATCAAGCAAAGATAAGAAGATAGCAATACAACAAATAAAGGAGCAGTTTACTGGTGAACCATACACAGATGATTTAAAAATTAGATTTGTGTTTCACATTAAGAGACCAAAAAATCACTTTAGAACTGGTAAATATGCTAATGAATTAAAAAAAACAGCACCAGTATATCATATTAAAAGACCTGATGTAGATAATTATGTAAAGTTCTATATGGATTGTATGAACAAAGTAGTTTATTTAGATGATAGCCAAGTGATAGAACTTAGAGCAACAAAAGAATATGATGATAAAGAATCTTATACAGAGATTATTATATGAACAAAGACATTAAACAAGAATTAGGATTTATATACATAGTAAATGGTAAGAAGTTCTTAACAAAAGCTGAAGCAGTTAAGCATAAGAAAAGGTTAAATAAACAATATTTTACTTTTTTTTCTAAGTAGAGATGTTATATTACATATAGGAAAATATGAATAAAAATACAGAAAACAGAGGTTCTGAAGTAACAAAGGTTACAAAACCAACTAAAAAAGAATTGTTCTTGCAAGGCTTAGAGTTGAATCTTGGTAATATATCAGCAGCTTGTAATCAAGCAAACATTTCAAGACAAACTTATTACAGATGGATTGAAGATGAATCATTTAGTGAACTATGTGATAATATTAAAGAAGGCTTGATAGACCTTGCAGAAAATCAGTTATTAAATAAAATCAACAAAGGTGATATAACAGCTATTATATTCTTTTTAAAGTGTAAAGGTAAGAAAAGAGGTTACACAGAGAAACAAGAAGTAGAAATATCTAAACCTATAACTGATATTAACTTTGATGAACTCTAATCTAACTTTACATAAAAAAGATTACTTTCCTCATCAATGGAGTTTTTTGACATCAAAGAAACCTATTACAGGACTTATTGCTGGATTTGGAAGTGGTAAAACCCATGTTTTCACTCATAAAGTATTTGTATCACATATAACAAAAAAGAATAAAAAAGGTGTTTCTAATGGTTGGATTATATATCCTACTTATGATTTAGCAGAAGAACTATTTGTTAATCCATTTAAAGAACTACTTGAAGCTAAAGGTATTTACTACCAATACAACATAGCAAAGCATAAATTCACTACACCTTATGGAACTATTAAGATATACCAGCTACAAAAGCCACAAAGGATTATTGGAGCAGAATTAAACTATATAGGTTTTGATGAGTTTGATGTAGAATCATATAAGAATTGTGATATAGCATTTAAAAAAGCAATAGGTAGAATGAGAGGTGCAGAAGATTGTCAGATGTTTATTGTATCTACTCCTGAAGGTTATCACTATTGCCATAAGATATTTGTAGAAGATAATAATGATGATAGATTGTTAATTCATGGTAAGACAAGAGATAATACTTATCTGCCTGAGAATTACATTAAACTGCTTGAAAGCAACTATGATGAAAAGATGCTACAAGCATATATGGAAGGTCAGTTTGTTAATTTAAGTAGAGGAGCAACTTATTATGCTTTCAATAGAGAACAGCACACAGCTGAAGTATCCTATAACAGTAGATTGCCCATCAGAATTGGAATGGACTGGAATGTTGACCCATTATCAGCAGTCATCTTCCAAGTCTACAAACAAAAGCCTTTTATTAGAGTGGTCAAAGAGATTGCCTTATACCATAGAGGTGAAGGAGATTTAATGACACAAAGAATGTGTGATGAAATAAGAAGAATGTATCCTAATCAGGTGTATTATGCTTATCCTGATGCAACAGGTAGTTCAAGACATTCATCAGCACAATATTCAGATATAGATATAGTTAGAAGAAATGGGATAAGGGTAATGGTAAAACATATTAATCCAAGAGTTGTTAATAGAGTAAATGCTGTTAATAACAACTTATCAAAAGATAATATTATCATTGATAAATCTTGTAAGATGTTAATTGGGGATTTAGAAAAGGTTACTAACAAAGAGGGTAGCAGAGATATAGATAAAAGTAATAAAGAATTAACACACATGTCTGATGCTTTTGGATATGGTGTAGATTGGGAATTTCCAGTAGTTAAACCAGTAATAGGAACACAAGATAGATAATAGGAGCAAGATATGATACCAAACATAGGTGAACTAAGTGTCTTAATGAGTAAATGGGACATTAATCAACAAAGAAAGAACAAGTGGAAGAATAGTAGATACAAAGCACTTGATTACTATAAAGGAAACACTAAAGAATATGTAGGTGATTATTTTAGTGATTCTACATTATCTAAAGTGCCTATTGGTAATGTTAATATAACAAAAAGAATTATAAACAGAATATCACTTGTGTATATGCAATCACCTATAAGAACATATTCAAATGAAGATGTAGTTGATTACTTTAATGGTAAAGACCATAAGTTGCAAAGATTAGAAAGAATGACTAACCTATTAGATGGTGTATTAATTAAACCTTGCTGGAGAATAAAAGCTGATGGGAATCAATGTATAGAATATGATATTATTATGGATTATGAACCATTATTTGATGATGACCCACTTAACCCTTATGCTTTTGTTTATCCTATTGCAGACAAAGCAGAGGTCTTGGATACTACTCCTGAACAGTTTGCATACTGGGATTCTGAAAATCACTTTATATTTGATAAGAATGGAAAGATGTATACACATGATGATAATCCTGATATGGTTAATCCTTATGGTGTATTACCATTTGTAGAATGCTTTAGAGATGGTAAGCCTGAAACAGATTACTTAGATACTAATGCTTCAACTGATTTAATACAAACAAACTTAGCTATTAATGTAGCAGAAACTAATAAGAATGCTAACATAATGTTCCAATCATTTGGTTATCTGTTTGTTAATGGAGCAGGTATAGATAAAGACACAATGGAGATTGGTCAAGATAAGATTAATTACTTAGGTGTTGATGGTAGTATAAGCATTGTTTCTCCTCCTAATGCAGTTCCAGCACTTGATGAATCCATACAAAGCAGTTATAAAATGTTAGCACAGAACTACCATTTACCTACTTC